GACGTAGGTCAACCGCGGGTCGTCCGCCATACGCGTACTCCTGAAAAAGAAAAAGGCCCGCCAAGGATTGCTCCTCAACGGGCCGATGCCGTGCGCTCCGGAGACACTCCGAAGGGCGGTCACGAGGGCCGCGACGAAATTACGTAGGAGTGTGCATCGAAGGTTGCGCGCTTGTCAAGCGTGGAAGCGGATCGCCGTCCGCCTCCGGTTGAAGTTCAATCTGAATCGGCCGCCCGAGTTCCGCCGTGTGCGGGCGCCCGCCGCGAAAATGAAGCGTGATCGACCCGTCGAACCGGGCCTGTTTGAGGAGCGAGAGGATCCGGCGCAGGTTGAGCGGCTCGCGCATGGCGGATTGTTCGAGCGCGCGGAGCACAGGAGAAGGGGAGAGGCTAGGCACGCAGGGCGATGTCCTTGATCGGTTCTATGATCAGCCAGATGTCCTCGCCGCGGTCGATCGCAGATTGAATCAGGGGTTGGAGCAGTTCCACCGCCACTCGCGAGTTCCCGATCTTGGTGGTGCTCACCCGTGACTGCCCGAGCAGGATGCACCCGTCGGTGTCTTCGGCGGTATTCCCGGAATGGAGCCGCACCCCGGTGAACCCAGGCACGTCGTTGACCAGCGGGAGCGGACGGCCGAACCGGACCGATTGCGTAATGGTGATCCGGTAGCGGCCGAACGGAATCGCGGTCTGGTTCTGAATCTTCTCGCCGGAGGGCCGGGTCTGGTCTTCGAGCGTGAAGCACTGGAAGCGCCCGTCGACCAGGAGAGTACCTAACGTGCAGCCGTCGGTGGAGGGTTGGCGTTGGAGGAGGAGTTCCATCAGTCATCTCTCGGAGGTGCTGGGTGCATGTGCGGAGACTCACCAGCTTGACAAAGGAGATTCTCCATCTTACGCTACTGTATGCTGACTGAACGTGCCACGCAACGCTTCTGGAAACTCGTAGATAAAACTGAGACGTGCTGGCTGTGGAAGGGCCATAAGGTCTGGGGGTACGGGCACATGAACATCGGCAATCACGTTACGCGACGAGCACACCGCCTGTCGTACGAATTGCAGTACGGTCCGATACCTGCCGGACTGTGCGTGTGCCACCGATGCGATGTACGGCACTGTGTACGTCCCGATCACCTGTTCTTGGGTACGACAACCGACAACATGCAGGATGCTGCGCAGAAGCGAAGAATTGCACACGGTACTCGGCACGGCATGGCGAAACTGACCGATCAGATAGTACGCGAGATCAGAAACGGCGCTGCCCAAGGAATAACCGGCCGGGCACTGGCGGCTAAGTTCAACGTAACCGCCGCCAACGTCTCTTACGTACTGCTCCGTCGAACCTGGAAGCATGTGGCTTAGGCTCCGTGTTTCTTGTGATCGTGGGCAGATTCCGACATTTTGATACGCTGTCCGCCCCCCGGCATCGGCTGCGTTTCTACGTGAGGTTCTACCTGACCGCTGGCTTTTCGACCGCTTGGTGAAACCTCCATACCCAGCCCAAGCATCGCCTGGGCCTGGAGCCGCTCGGTGATGGTGGTGGGTTCTCGAAGCGTCAGCGCCTGCCCGGTGTTCGGATCGATGTTCGCACCGGGGACGAGACCCTGCGCGATCGCCATGAGGGTCTGCTCGTCCGGCTGCTTCTCCATCGGCAGCATCATGATCGGCGGCTTGCCGACATTCGGCACTTCAAGTTTCTCCATGAGCGTCCAGAAATCGACCCAGCCCGCGCGGGCGAGCTGGATGTACTTCATCTGCTCGGATCTGGCATTGAGCGCGAGCAGAGAATTCGGCGTGACGTAGAAGGTGAAGAGTTTGAGGAAAAACTGCGCCCGGTCGCGCTGGTCGATATTGGCGTTGAGCTGCGGGAGGTAGCCTTTGGTCGGCTGGCCGGTTTGGGGATCGGTCTCCTGCATCGCCGGGATGAGATTTCCCGGGTCGTAATCGAAGTCTTCGAGGGTCAGCCCGGCGTCGCCGAGGACCATCATTCGGCGCTCTTGGTCGTAGAACTGGAAGAAATTCGCCTTCATCATGTCGGCGAGTTCGCGCAGCGTGACTTCAATCTGGCGGCCTTCGAGCTTCAGCTCCGGCGAGAGCGCCGCCATGAAGGCTTCGATGGATTCGGGGTCCGGGATCTGGTGGAGCGCCGCCTGCTGCAAGGCATCGAGCGTGGAATCCCCCGCGATCTCATGGAAGATCGACCGGAGTGATTGGAACAGTTCAAACGTGTTCGCGGGGAGATCCGGGAGGACCGGGATCGTGATTCCGGTCCCGACCTGCTCGTTCGTGTGGATTTTGGTGTTCGGCTTCCGCAGATCGGTCTGTGCGAGCATTCCGCGAGGCACGCGCGAGTTGCCGACCATCGCGGGCGCGGCGGCGATTTTGACTTTCTGAATCATCGTCGACGCGAGTTCGTTGATGGCGTCTTGGAGCGGCATCATCGCGTTGACGATCGGGAGCCCGAAGAAGGACCACGGCCAGCGGTCCAGCATGAGGCGCGTGACTGGAAAGAGTCCGTGCCAGTAGGTGTTCGGGCCGTCGTAGAGGATGACGCGCTCGGTGCAGACGATGAGGCGCTTGCGCGGGTAGAGCCGGTCGCCCGGTTTCACCAGGTACGACCAGGAGGTACCGGCCTGCCCCATGAGGACCGGGTGGCTGGTCGTGTTGACCTGCGCGTCGTGCAGGTAGCAGCGGTACAACACGATCTCGTCGCCGATGAGCCGCCCGGAGTGGGTTTTGTTCAGCCCGGAGAGGGTGGAGGTTTCGCCAGACCCCATAATCCGAGCGAAGGTCGCCTTGAATTTGGTGAACACGCCCGCGCCCCACGGAGTGTCAGACCGCAGCTTCTCGATATGCTGCGGGTACATCGCCTTAAGCACGTTGGGGGAATGCGCTTCGCGGAGGATGCAGCCGAACCAGTTTTGAATCGACCCGTCGCGCGAGGGGCGAATCGGGACCGTGTCGCGGGGGTCGCGCGCCATGAGTCGCATGTCGCCCATCGGCCCGAAGTAAGGATCGTATTCGAGGACGAGATCACCGGCGCCTGCGGTGGCAGCGTATTTCGCGGCGTCGGCGAGGGCGAGATCGGCGAAGGTGTTGATCCACCAGACCGTGACGAGTGTGTTGAGGAGGAGGCCATGCTGCTGAAAGTTCGGGTTCCCGGTGCGGTACGCGAACACCGGCTTGATGTCGGTGAGCGCCGAGACATGGCGGCGGATCGAGCGGTGGGTTTCGTTGATGACGACCTTGGAGAGGTAGGCCGGGTTGAAGGCGGTCGAGGCGAGGATTTTCTGCTTCCCGAGGACGTAGTCCATGTTGGAGTCCATGGAGTCGTACAACGGGTCGTTTTTCATCAACCCTTCGCCTTCGAGGACGGCTTCCCTGATCCAATTGAGGACCGGGCCAGATCCCGGAAAGGCATTGGAGCCGGTGAGCAGCGGGTTGTCAGAGGCAGCCATCAGACCGGCTTCCTCGTCGCCCCGCCGGAGATTTTCAACTTCTTCTGCTTCCCGGCGAACTTCTCCACCGGGATCTGCCGCTCCCGCTCGAACTCACTCCCCTTGAGCGAGTTCACGTCCTTGTTCGAGGCGTTCTGATTGAACGCGCGGACGGCGATGGCCGACCCGATCCCGTCTCTGGCTTTCTTGTGCGATTCCGCCTCAACCGCGCGGATCTCGCTGAGCGAGGAGTAGCGTTTCGGCCCGTCTCCGAGGTCGAATTGGATGTTCTCGGAGAGGAGAGAGCGGTACTGTTTGGCCGGAACAGGGTCCATCTCGGCGTTGCAGGAGACACAGAGGACGGGGAGACGAATCTCCTCGCCTTTGTAGGTGCGGGTTTCCTCTGGGACGGGGAGCCACGGCGCGCGGATGTCTTTCTGCTCGGCACCGCAGGCAGGGCAGACGAAATCCAAGCGGCCGTGGTACCGGATCTGGTCGGCGATCTTGTCTAGTTCCTCAACCGCCGTCATCAAACGTACCTGAAAAATTCCTGCGTCATCCGCTTGAAAATCTCCCCGAGTGCCTGCTCCACGGTTTTCTTCTCGTGCCGCGCGCGGCGAGCGATCTCTTCCATCTGCCCGGCGGTCAGCTCCAGCCGATGCTCCCCGAAGCGAATCGAGGCCAGCCGCCGGACCTTGGTCAAGAGGTCGGTGGAGTCCATGAGCGACCCTCCCGAGAGCGCTGTCTCCAGTTTGGAGAGATCCACCCCGGTGACCACGAACCCTCGCGAGCGCGGGTCCAGGTCAATCGCTGCATGGAGGCGGTGGGAGACCGAATCGTCGAGAGTGGATTGGCACGCCGCCGCTTCGTCTTGGAGAATGTCGACCAGATCGTCGGGAAGGGTCAGTTTCACAATCGCCACGGGCTGCCTCCGGGCTAGTCACTGCGCGGGATGCGCTTCGAGCCACGTACGCCGGGCCGCGTGGTTGTTTTTCGCCGCGCTGCGACGTATCAACATCTAGGCCTTCCTCGTCATCCGCCGGTTACTTCGTGCTTGTGCCACACATTTCCGACACGCGCATATGTCTGTGGCTGACTCATCTGCGGCGCTGATGGACATCCGTGCTGATCCCGTCGCCCACACTCCCAATCAGTCGTCGAGCGCGAACCACAGCCTGATGCGCCGACCGCTGACCGGATCGTGTGTGTCGCCGGCCAGAAGCAGGCGTATCGTGGACAGCACGAGTCCGCGACGGACACACGCCGAATGTCGCGCGGCCCGAACCACAGTCGAATCATCATGCCTTCCTCGTCATCCGCCCACTACAGTGCGGTCACTTCGGCAATCGCTGCGTCCACGGCGTTGGTGTGCTGGCGGTAACCGTCAAGTATTTCTTGCCTCGTCTCGCCGTCGCCGCCCACGACTTCCTGCATCTGTGCTGGCGTGCAGTGCCGAAAGGCTGCACTCGCCCGCTCGAAGTCATCGCCTCGCAGACGAGTCAGACCGCACAGGATGAGCGCCTGCGTTTCGATCATCATAGCTCATGCCTTCCTTGTCATCCGCAAGACCACCGCCAGCTCATTTGTTGACCTCCATAGTCCTAGAGATAATGCACGTCTGCACTAATCATGTCAATGACGTCGCCGTCGGCGCTGCCGGAGATTTCCTCCGTCGTGCAGTCCATCGTCTGATGATTCACCCCCCGGCCGAGCCGATCCGCCTTGGTCAAGGCGCGTGATTTCTCCTCCGCAAGCCGGTGCCGGGTTTCTGAGAGCGGCTCCCGGGATTCCTGGTGGAGCGTGTGCGCGACCCAGAGGCCAATCGCCCCGGCCATGATCGTGTCGTCATGGGCGCCGGGTGCGGCTTCGCCATCCCAGATCGCCCCGGCGGTCTGAAAATCCGCCAACTCCATGATCGTGTGCGGCGAGTTGATTTTGTAGTCCGGCTCCCCGGAGTGCTTGTCTACGGTTTTGATCGCGTGGAAATACCGCTGGAGGATCATCGGCCGGGTGCGGCCGTTGGTGTACCACCCGAAGGAGTTGCGGAAGCGTTTGTCCTGATCGACCGAGTCTTCGACCTGCCAGATGAAAAGGTTCTCGTAGCCGACGTGCCGCAGGAGTTCGGACTGGGTGCCGAGCCCGAGGCCGAAGTTGCACTCGATTGCGACGACCGCCGGGAGGCCGTTGGACCCTTTGTAGAGGTACCCAATCGGCGCGATGAGATAGGCGAGATCGATTGGGTCTACGGTCGACGAGACGAATTGCGCGACTTGTTCCTCGCCCTCGTAGAGGTTGCCTGCGCGGGTGACCTCGATCACCGAGCGATCCGCGCCCATGCCTCCGGACACGTCGACCGAGAGAACATAGAGATGCCCGCGACGCGGAGGCTCGTAGAGGAGGAGGATGTCGAACAGCCCGGCGTCGTCGTCCCAGAGGAGCCGCTCGGCGCGGTCGGCGGCGGGGAGGATTTTAAGGCCGTAACCCGGAGGGATCTGGAGCGTGACTTTGTCCGGCGCCTCTGCGACGTCAGGAGCCGCGTCAGACATGCGCGATCTCCCGATACGGTTTGACCTCGATCATCCCCTTGAGCGGCCGGGCCTGCGCCTTGATTCTTTCTCGCAGGAGCACCGGTACCACTGACTTGGTCGCATATTGAAACGCTTCGTCATCGTCGGCCGGGTGCTCCTGCAGAAACTCCTCCAGTTGCTCCTTGGCTTCGGCTTCGGCTCTGGTCGTCTCGTACCAACAGAGCTGCTCGCGGGAGAGCGTCACCGGCCGGTGCAGCCACCGCGGCCCTTGCTCCTCGGCCCGGCGGGCATGTGTCAGTGTCGTGAGTGAAGGGGACCAGTCCACCGGCGCTGGCAACCAATGCCGCGACGCCTCCGCGTACCAGGGAATGAAAATATTATGTGCGCGGGATTTGCCGGACTTGGCAAGCTGCCATTCGAGCCACCACCAGTTGGTTTTGCCCCGACCTTGGGCGGTCGATTCCCGCATCCAGAAGGTCAGAGGAGAAACCGCGACCGCAGGCTTGAGCGACACGTCGATCTGCTCGGGGCGGGTCCAGGTCGCCAACTCTGAATTGTGAATGCAGCTCAGAGTTTTTCCGCGGGCGAGCTGACCTTTCAGGCCGTCCTGCGCGTTCCTCCCGGATTTGTCCGCGCCTCGGGTCGACTTGGAGGCTCCCCAGAACAAATGCGACTCGGTCCCGAACAAGAACAAGTCGTTCTTCACCCGCTCCTTGGCCGTCGGCTTCATGTACCACGGCAGGTGATCATAGATCCGCTCGAACATGTCCCAGAGGAAGTCTGAGGAGTCAGGCACGTCTGAGGCGAGGAGACCAAACACGTTCGCGTGCGTGAGCAATCTGTGCGCGAGGATCGCGATCGACAATGTCGACCCGCCGACCTGCCGGTCCTTGAGCAAATTGACAATGATCCCGTCCGGGTGCCCCTGCTCGTAGTTCGCCCATTCGATCCTGGCGATCTCAGCGAGGATCAGTTTCTGCGTCTCCCACAGCGGGTAGAGCTTCCCGAGTGCCTGCCCGCCGATGTTGATCGTGGTGTACCGCTCGGAGAAATACTTGAAGTCGATCTTGCCGAGGATCTGCTCGTTGACCACAAACGCCTGCTCGGCTTTGGAGAGCGGCCGGGTCTGCGCGCCTTTCCGGTCCCAGAGGTCCGCCATGCGGGACTGGAAGTCCTTGACCTCTTCCACGGAGAATTCCTGCAGCCCGCGCGGGAGATCCTGCGCGAGGGTGCGCTCGACAACCCCGCGGCGGATGGCGACGAGTTGAGGGGAGTACACGTCTACTTCGCCTTGCGGGACGTACGCGCCGTGCGCCGCAGCCGCCGCACGATCTCCACCAGCGTCTCGTGCTGCTGGTACAACCAGCGAAACTTCGCCTCCAGGAGATCGAACCGCCGTGCCTTCTCCATCACGCCCCGTAGCCCCGGTTCAATCTGATCGATCTGCGCGGCCTTGTTCCGGTCGGCCGTGGACAGCCGGGTCACGGGAGGGTCTTCGGAAGATATTGCTCCAGGTACGGCACGGCCCACTCGAAGAAGTCCACGAGGGTGTCTCCGGCCGGGAGGTACGCCAGGAACCGCTCCACGCCCTCGTAGAGCAGGTGCAGCGCCGCATTCGGATTCTCAGCGACGGCCCCGCGCTCCTCGGCGACGAACGCATCGACCTGGGCCATTTGATCCGCCGTGAGGTAGTTCACCCCGAAGGCGTGCGCCGCACGGACACTGGTTTCAATCGCAAACAGCGTGTCTGTCGCGATCTGGCGCTGCCCGGCGCTGGTGTGCGGATCGTGCGTGGCCTGGAAGGTCGCGCAGCCGGAGAAACCGAGGAGCGACGTCAGGAGCACCAGGAGCACCAGGAGCATCAGACGAAATTTCACAATCCCTCCTTGGGTGCCGCCGCAGGTACAGGCACCGTGACGTCCCCATCGCCGTTCGGCCCGCCCTTCCCGCGCATCGCCACGAGCAGCCCGGTAAATGACCCAATCATGATGTCCTCGCCTTTGACCAGCCCGAGTTTGGTCATGCCCGCGCCGATGAGGGTGAGCAGGAGCAGGATGAGAATGTGCCCGCCCCGGGTGTCGAGTGCGGCAAGGAGTTGCATGGTCTATTTCTCCCAGTAGAACGACTTGGTGTAGGCAGGCCATTCGCCGAGGATGATCCCCTTGAGCGTTTGGATCTCCTGATCGCGCTTCTGGTCCTCGACCGCGTGCGCGCCGATGGTCCGGTACGCCCAGCCACCAATCGAGAGGAGCCCGAGGAGAATCGGCCAGTAGGGCAGCCAGCCTGCGAGCCCGGATTTCTTCGGCATGGTCAGTTACTCTAGCATGGATGGCGACAGTGTCACTGGTACTCCGTACTCGTAATGAGCGCGTGCCCGATGGCGACGTGCGCCGGCAACTCGATCAAGGTCTGCACGGTCTGACAGACCTCGGCGACGGTGAGTGCCTTGAGCGGATCAGGCCGAATGGCCGCGACCAGCTCCGGCGGCGCACTCGCGCAGGCTTTCTCCCAGAACGGCGTCCAGATACCACCGAAGGCCAGGTACATGATGCGGACCTGATCCGTACGCGCGGTACGCCGCCGTAACTCACAGTACTTCAGGAGCGCCAGTTTCTCTGCCGCGTAGGCTTCGGCACCGACGTTGCCGCCAAACGCGGCGTTGCTCCCGAATACGACCAGCAGCAATGGGCGACCAACACGACGCGCCGCGACGATCTGCCGCTCGAAAAAACGTACCGGCGCGTGGTAATTGGCTTCCGCACAGGAGAGGACCATTTCCGCGGCACGCCCGATGCGGAGCTGCCCGGAGGTGGCAATGGCGATGTCCGCAGGCGTCTTCTGTGGAAGTTCGTCCGGCACTCGACGGTACCGCCCCGTCGCCAGGAGATGGACAGAGAGCGCAGTCGCAAGTGCTCCGCGGCAATTCGATTGAAAACAGACCGTGCGCCGACGCAGGGCATCAGCCAAGCCAGACGTCTCGTTCGGTGCAGGTGGCGCACGGCGACCGAAAGACCCCGTGTTGGTGCTCGGTGCGTAAGGCGGTCAAAAACGGCCCGTGCCAGAACGTTGCCATACTCGTGGTCCCGATGTGCGATCCGTCGGTGAGCTCCGTTCTGGCGTCATGGCAGCACGCATTGAGGACACCTTCTGCCGTCATCGATCCGATCGTCCAGAGGTGTTGACAGGGCATCGTTGTTACTTGGGCGAGCTTCGCGGCGGATTCCTCAGCCGCCACCGCACCGTTGCCCACCCACGGTACCATCCCATCGAGATTCTTCACGAACACATCATCGACGCCTGGGACGCCGATCCACCGACGAATGAAGGCAGGAATCTCTGCCGCAGTATTGGCCTTGTTGATGATCTGGAGGCGTACATAGGGCAAGCGCGCCGCGGCGTCCGCGATCGAGCGATCGTGCTTGGCCACGAGAAAGGCCTTGACCCGGGTCACTGTCCGCTCGAACGCCCTAAAATCGTTGCGCGCGGTGGAGGGGCGATTCCTCAGGTACGTCAACACATCGACCCCGTCGATCGAGATGATCACGTCATCGACTGGACAGGTCAGGAGGATCTCCAGATTTGGCACATCCCCGTTGGTCGAGACGTTGACGGCTTTGAACCCGCCGAGGGTTTTCGCCGCTCGTACCATCGCCGAGAGATCGAGCGTTTGGCCATCGGCATCGTGTCCACACCAGAGCAGCGGCTCACCGAGCTGGTACAGCGAGAGACCGTAGACCTCGTGCCGGCCGCACTCAGCGAAGAAGGCCAGGGCATCGACCCAGTCGAGGCGTCGCTTGGCCGCCCGCGAAGGGTTCAGTGCCGAGATCGGGCAGAACGGACAGGCCCGGTTGCAGATCGAGGTCGGCTCGATGATATGGTACCGCGGGAAATCCGGGACGTGGCGCGCCGCGTAGTCCACGCGGGCACGTTCGAGGACGGGCCGGGAGGCCGGACGGAGCTGTTGTCGCTGCATCGTCCCGTAGTCATCGGCCGAGTAGATACCGGTTGGCATCCCGTCCTTGACCGCACGCCAGCCAGCGGCCGAGAAGCGGACCCCTTGCTTTTCGAGCGCCCCGCGCATAGGTACCCCATGCACATCGATCGGATGATCGAAAACATAACAGGAGGCGGGATTGACGAGTTCCATTACCAGCGACGCCCGGCGAGTATCCATGCTGCGACATCCGCCGTCGTGACACAGGCGACTTCGGCGGGAACCAGATCATCTCTCGGTGTTTCCACGCACAGGTCATGTGCGCGATCCGATCGTACCAGCGTTGCAGTATCATGCCGCGGGTCTGTGCCCTCGTACGAGGTGATCACCAGCCACACGGATTCTGCCGTCCCGCTTCTCCACGCAAAGTACGTTGACCGTCCGAGACCTTGTGCGGATAGTTGCCAGCACGCCGTCAGCAGAAGGAACCCGAGAAGCGCCAAGCGCGCGATCCACACGAGTAGACTACGTACCATCGGGCACCTCGCCCTCGACCACGCCGTCTACGTCCGAGGTCTGCATCTTCGAGAGCCGGTCCCGCCCGGAGCCGTAGAGCGCGGTATCGAGCGCCCCGACCAGCCGGTCGTAGGTGTCGGCCTGGACCATCCCGGACATCTGCGCGTTCTGCTGCAGGACAGAGATATGGGTACCTGATGCCTTTTCGACCATCTTACCCATTTTGAGGGCCAGCTCTCTCACAGGCGTTTCTGGCACGAAATATGTCTGGCCTGTACCTCGACAGACCGTGCAGGTCACCTCCGCCGGGGGGCCGTCCGGTGTCGGGTCACCAGCCACAAGCCCGAGGCCCTGACATGCACGACAGGCCCGATTGCCGGGAATCGCGTCTTCCATCACGCCGAGGGCGACTTGGGGGAGCTTCTCCGCCACCTTCAGCGAGGCCCGCGCTTTTCCCCGCGCCATCGACGCCGCGGTGATTTTCTCGTACAGCCCCGCCTTGTCGATCTTGAGCTGATGGCACAGCCGCGCGAGCGCCACCCGGTCGTTTGCCGGGTCTGCAAGGGCCGCGAGCAGCGCATCTTCTTTCTGCCCGTGCTGGGTCACGGCGAGGAGTTCGACAAACGCGGCCCGCCCGCCGACCTCGGACTCGACCGCCGCGAAGGCGATCTCTTCGAGCTTGGTGACGTGGCGCTCGGTTGGAGCGGGAGCCGCCTTGACCACTTGGAGAGCCGCGCGCTTGGCTGGCGGTGGAGTCTCGCGTGCCGGGCGACGACCGGGAGGCGGGAGGAGCATCAGCCTATCCTCGCTGCCGCGCGAGGAACGCTTTCTGATTACTCACGTAGTAGTTACCGGTGTACATGATCTGCCCCTTGGTCGCGATACCCGCAGGTTTGAACCCGGTGAAGCCGAATTTGTACGGCGACGCATATCGGGACTCCACGATTGGCAACCCCTTGTAGGTCAGCCCTGCATACCCTGACGTTGCAGAAATCCGCAGAGGCTTCGGCAGGAGTGCAGCCAGCGGCGCAGCGAATAGCACCTTGAACAACTCGCGCCGGTTCATTGCGCTACTCCCTCTCGTCGCATAACCCCCATGAGACGCTCCCGGCCGTCGAGC